TCATCAGCCAGCCTTTCTCACCGGTGTCGACACCCATTGCGGTGGCCAGCGATTTAATGAACTTCGAGGCCATTTCCTCGCCGAGTTCGGCGGGCATACCATGCCATCCGACCATGCTCGCAGGCTTGCCTACTTTCCAATTATCCAGCATGGCGGCAGTCTTGGGCATGAATTTCGTGAACCCCTTGACCATGGCCTCGCCGCTCACTTCGGTCAGCAGTTCGAGATACTGATTCGCGAACGCTCCGAGATATGCCTGGACCGCGCCCTTGTCGGATTCTGAAAGATGGAATGCCCCGTCCGCGCCCATCTTGACTTTTGGCAGCCGCCGGTGCTGCCCCTCGGCGACCGTGTCGACCAGCAGGGCGGATATCCTCGCCCCGGTGCCAGCCGCGGCTCCGATGAGTGCCGTTGCCGACCCACTCTTAACCCCCATCTTGGCGGCGAATCTGAGCCCCGCCCCCTTGCCGATCGCGAACAGCCTGTGAGTGGCGAGGAACTCAACCATGTACTTCGGGAGATTGGCCACGCCACTGCCCCACTCCGCCATGTAGGTTTTGGTGCGGATAATAGCCTCTGCCCGCTTGTCTAGATGCTCTCGCATGAACTTCGCGTGCGGCGTGGCGGCGACCTTCTCGACGCCCTCCAAGTATCGGTCGATCAGCTTGAGATACTTGTCTCGCCGCTCAGCGGTCGGCGGATCGTCGGATTCCGCCATTGCGTTCGCTTCGGCTTTGATCGACTCTAGCTTCTTCATCAGCGGGTCGAGCTTGCGGGCGTGCCAAGAAAATGTCCCGCTCTCGTAACTGGAAAACAAGCTGCCGATAAAGGGCACCTTCTTCGCCCAATCCGATGCGGTCGCGCTGCTGATATTCTCCCCAAGATCAATCGGGTCCATCTTGCGGTACTTCTCGACCGACTCAACCGGAACGCCGAAGAATGCAGCGGCCTCTTTGGCGTTCACTTCAGCCGCGACTCTGGCCGGGTTGGGGCCGGATGTGTAAAATCTATTTTCACCCCTCGGACCACCCTTGTCCTGGAGCATGGCAACTTCGTCCATAGCCCACATCCCGCTCGACTCCTGCTCATATAGGAGTTGCTGATGCGGAGTCTGATAGATTTGCGGGAGATCGAGAAGGCTCTTTGACGGCCCCTCCGGCTCCTCGCCCAGTCCGACGCCGGGTGATGTCGCGGCGCCCATCGCGAACTCGTGAGCGGGCTCGGGGAGGGCGGGGGGAGGATTAAGCTCGGCGGCTACTTGGTCGAAGATGTCGCCTGATTCGACGGGGGCCGAAGCGGCCGGCGATTTCTCTGCGGACTCAGCCTGCATAGTCGCGCCAACTCGGTCAAAGATATCAGCCATTTAGAAGCTCCATCCGTCGCGTTTGGCCGCCGCTCTCGCAGCCTCGATACTGTCGTGGAATTGAACGTACTGTGCAACTATGCCCTTAGTGATCTTCTCGCCCTTCTTTTTAGGCCGTAGCGGTTCTGGCGTCACCTTCGGCTCTCTGCCCGGCAACTCCAGAGGATTCGCCCGATTGAAGTCCTCGGCCGAGCCGGGGGCTGCGCTCGCGGAGGTCGGGGGCTCTCTGCCCGGCAACTCCAGAGGATTCGCCCGATTGAAGTCCTCGGCGGAGCCGGAGGCGGCGCTTGCGGAGGGCTCGGCATTCTGCCCGCCCTCTGGCGTAGAGGTCGGATCGGGATTACCATCCATCGGGAACCCGACCTCCTTCATGCGAGCCTTTACGGTCTCCCAGTCAACTCCGCCCAAGTCTTCCTGGGGCAGAGAGCTAATGATGGCCTTCAAAGTGTCTGCCCGGTCCTTCTGCGACGCCTTGCCTGTATCTCCGATCTTATAGGCCTTCTCGTCCTTACCCCTGCTGAAAAAGATATTGCCTCGCGGGGACTCCCATATATCGCCTACGCCCTGCCCTTTCTTGAACTTTGACCTGCGAGTGCGAGGAGCGGTTTTTAGACCCGCCTCTTCGGCATCTACCAGGCGAAGAAGTCGCCGTTTCTCATCTCCTGTCGTGTACTTGTCCGCCCTAATCTTGCCGCGGTAGACGTCAAGCTCCCTATTTCTCTTCTCAGTGGCTTGGTCTTGCTTCCATTCGTAGTTCTCTTGATCGATCGTCTGCTGATGCTGTCGGCCCCGATCGGCCTGATCGGCAGCGAAGTCCTGTTGGCTGGCCAGTCGCTTACGCTGCTCTATCGCGTTGAGTTGCCCCTCTTGGAACTTGTTCCGTGTCGCCCCCTGCCCGGCGGCGAACCCAGCGGCCGCTACCGCGCCCGCACCGACGCCGTGTTTAACTTCAATGGCCATTAGTATCTCCCGTCAAAACCGCCCGTCCGGGCAATGAAAATTTCCTCTCGACAGCACCGCCCGCTGCCTACATTTACTCTGATGTTTCACGCCGCAACTCTCGTCGTCACATGACTGACAGAATACCATCCGCTCTTTGACGATCGTAGACGTATCGACAATCGGCGGCAGATCATCGATTGTAACACCGTGCGGACAGACCTCTGGGGCGCCGACAGCGGCACGCCAGACCGGATCGGTACGGCACGCCGGGCAGTGAGCGCGGCATTGGCAGGCGCTCGATGTTAGGAAATTTTTCATCCTACGTTTGATCTCCCGCGTCAAAAGTAGCTATGCCACCGTTACACAGGTGCCACGGTATTCCACCGCCGGCGCAAATTAAATCATTGCTCATATTTGGGACAGTCAAGCAATCATCCGCGTCGGGCTCTGTCACCGTATCATTGAATATTGTTCGATCCCACGGGGTCGAGAGTGGTAAATCCATCCACGCTGTTGCTGCCCATACCGATCCAATTTGGAATTGCCAACCGCTTGCCGTTCTTCTCAAAAACATCCCGCAGTCACCTGAACGCGAAATCCACGGGGCTCCAACGCATCCTGCGCCTCCCCACCAATCGTAGCTATACGACCCCACTGCCGGAAGAACCCACAAGCAATACTGGGAGTGGGCCGCCGACGGCTCGAGGACACTGCCCTGCGTTAATAGGTGAATCCCGTCTATGCCTCCGACCGCAAAGTTTCCACCAGAGGACCCCGTGTTAGGATAACATCCCGTACAAAGAGATGCCTCTACTCCGGATAATGTCACAGTAAAATACTTTGGAGTCCAGTCGCAGTTCGTGCAATTACTCGGGGCTTCCTCCTCACCACAGCAGCATCCCGATGGTTTTAGTATAGCGCCCATCAATCACACGTCCCATCAACACCGTTGGCGTGGCTGAACCAATATTCTGTTGTATCCGATATTTTCACTCTCCGTGCCAAAATTATATTTCCGGTGGGGCATGGTGTGATGGTATAAGTGTAATCGGCGGTATCGAGGTTGGCCACGGTTACACCGCAGCCCTGCATCCCGGCCGCATCGTTCATATCTTCGATGGTGTTGCGAGCGGTTCCGGTCTGACCGCCCGATTTGGTCGTCCATCCGCCATAGCCGGCCGATGTCTTTTCTACTTCCACGAAAGTATACGTGTAACGGTTTGTGCTATCGGTGGAATGGCCGGTGATCTGAATCCACAAACCTCCGCTCCCCGCGTCTTCCCAATTGCGACCGGCCGTATTCACATCCATCCACTCGACCTTGCGCTTGCCGACTTGCATTGTCGGCTTCAGCACCAGGGCAACGATGATCTTTTCGGTCCCGTCGACAGTGTAGGACGGCGTGATCTCTTGGGATATCACGTCACTGCCCGTCGTCGCGGTCCGCTCAGTCGCCGTCGTGTAAGCGTGGGTCACGCCATCAAACTCTTGCGTATCGAAAGGCGTCCGCTGCAACATAAAGGGTTTGGCGACGTAAATGGTCCTGCCCTTGGCGTTCTCACAAATCAGGCAATCGTCTTTATTGGTGCCTTCAATACATTCGCCGATGATCGTCAACTCTTGGACGATCTGGTACTTGTTAAGAGGCAGGAACGTGCCTGTACGAGGATCGAACGGCGTCTTCCCCATTCGGAAGGGAGCCGATTGCTTTCCAGGCGCGTTGTAGTTTTGGGGTCCGCCCATTCCGTCCACCTTACGGCTGGAATCCAGCCGCGTTCCCGGCGCCGAGCGCCGTCGCCAGCCGACCGATCTGGTCAAGGCTGGGGTACGAGTCCGTTCGTCGCTCCATGAACGAAAGCAGAGCGGTCATTACCGCATTCCTGCTGTTCAGTCGGGTATCGGCGGAGGCACTAATAAGGGTCCATACCCGCTCGGACGCAGAGATGACTTTGGACCGCATGGTCGACTTGTCGTGATGAAGCTGAGTTCGAAGTCCGGTCTGCCGCAGAGCTATCTGGTCGTTCGCATCGGCCAAAGCAATCGACCGCTGAGTCTCAATTCCGGCCGCAACCGCGGTCCATACCGTACTGTTATACATACCCCTGTTCGTCAGGTCCTGTGCCGCCGAGGTGAGCAAATTGTCGAACCGCGTATTGATAGCGACGAGGAGGCTTGTGCCGTAGCCATTCATCAAGGCTCGGGCAGTGCTTTCGTAACTGTCGTAGTCAGAGTCGAGGGCGTTAGTGAGTATAAGGATCAGGCGCTCGGTGGTAGTGTCGCCCGCCTCTCTGGACTGCCAATCGATCTGCGAATTCCTCTGCATGACCGAATAAAGAGTAACGATCTCGTCGTACCTGGAATCGTTAAGTGTGCGCCCCTCGTTATATGCGGTGGTGTAATCAGAAACAAGATCTTGCAGCAATTTCTCCGAGTCGACCTGGCGACGCTTCATCTTGAACGTCTTGTTTCCTTCACCGTCTTTAGTCGCGTCCCCGTCCTGTCTCCATCCCTGGGCGATCATCCACGCAATATTTTCTTCAGACACACCGCTGGCCGACTCGTCCTTGTACCACGAAGAGACGGTCTTGGCCGTTGCATCGGTCGGATCGGTATCGGTGATATAATTCGGAGGCTGAATTGTTGTCATTACCATGCTGATCTCCCGCCTTACGTTATGACCGCGTTCGTGTAAAGAATGGCCCACCCAACCGTATCGCCCTGCCATTGCAGAGTCGCAATATCATATTGAGTGTCCAGTAGGATGGAGGTCCAGTTTATTGCCGTGTCCGGAGTGACAACAGCAGTGTCACCAGCCCCTAGGGCGGAGAGATAGATCGTGAGTATCTGCCCCAGGACCGTACCGTCATTCAGATCAATGACCTCGCCGGCGCCGGTCGCTGTCTTGGCGTATACGAGCTTGACGGGATCGAAATCGGCATTGGCGCCTGCTACCAAATCGCCATCGACCGCAGACGGTATGATGGTCTCGATGGTATACGTGTACAGCCGCGACATGACACTCTTTTTCTGAGTCCCACCACCACCGTCATCGATCAGAAACGTATCCGCGTCTACGAGCGCGGCGCCCATAAGAGTGGCGTCATTGATGATCTCGTCCATCTCACCGCGGACAAGTGCCGTGGACGGAAGCACAGTATCGGAACCGGTCGTGAAGCCTGACGCGGCGAGACCGATCGTGGGGCCGGCCTGTAGGGTGTTGGCGTTCGTCCACTTCGCGAGATAGCCCGCCGTGCCCGAGCCGTCGATGACATTACCAGCGTGGGCCAATAGATCGGATAGTGCTATCTTCTTTTCGACATCGCTCTGCTGGATATAAAGTATGTTGGCGTCGTTAGTCGTACCTGCCACGTCGAGCGCTTTCACATACGCGGCGAGGGCCGCGTAGATTATTGTCGACAGATCGCTTATCTGGATGCGCTTGCCGATAGTGGCCTGTGTGACAAGCATGTAGTCGGTAGCGGTTATTGTCTCAGAGCCATCCGCAACATCAGCCAGGTTGAGGATGGCCGCCTCATTCGTCGCCAAGGTGTACGCGGCGAGGTAGGCCAGGGTTACGGTCTTCTCAGTGGAGCCATCCAGCAGTAAGAGTTTGTCCGTGCCGTCGGGCGAAGTCTTCGCCGTCTTGCCCCACATCGTATCGATACCGTGCTGCGACACCCTATCGATGTGGGTCGGTTTCAGATCGGTGCCGTTTTCGAGCATCATCACGAAATCATTGCCATCAACAGAAGCTAAGGCCGAAATGCCCTCGATCTCTGAGATGGCGAAGTCTGAGATGTTCGTTACGGTAACGCTCTTGGCCACGCCCCCGTCAGAAACGGCGAGCAGTTCGACGCCTGTGACAGATGCGTCGGCGTCCATATCACTAATTTTGAGACCCATTATCTTGCCCTTCCCAACTGCCGAGAAACCATAGCGACGGCTTCGTAAGCCCATCGCCCGCTGCCTTCAATCCATACGACCGCCCATGTCCCGCGTGCCCTGGGGCGAACCACATGGCTCCTACCTGCCCCCCATGTGCCGGTCGCTGCAACTCCCGATACCGTTGTACCGGCCACCGCGGCGAGTACGCCCGTCACCGCACGATCGGTAACATCCTCGGCGCTGTCGCCCATGACGAGCCGCCATGTGACACTGCCGGAGGCCGCCATCATACCGTGTAGTTCAGCGACCATAGCGTCCGTCACGTCACTCTTCGCGACATGAATCGGGCCGATCAGTAGATGGCTCTCGATCGCCGTGGAGTCGTCTGTGCCCGAACTCGCGTCGGACCGACGGAGATAGCCATCTCGCCCGCCCATGACGACCTGGGACAAGCCACTGCCCCGCAATCGGGCCGCAGCCGTTGGCTGATGGCCCGCCTGAAATGCGATCGGCCACATCGCCCGGTGTTCGAGGTCGAGCCACCAGTGTTCGCCCGTGTCCGCCTCCGGTGTGATGAACAGGTGATAACCCCGCCCGGTCGCGTCGTAGGCCATCGAGATTGTGTTGGTCGTGGCAATGTTCCGTAATTCATTCGGAGTCCGCTCCTCACTGAACCGCGTGGGGGCCGCTTTGCTGCCAGCGCCCCATACATACACTCCGTCATTCGACAGGAACGTGAGCATGCCATCGGGCGAGACCGCCCATGCGTTCGGTGCTATCACGCCGATCTCACCGCTGATCTGTTCCATCCGGCCGGTCGCAGGATCTCCCCGTAATACCCACAGGCCGTTCTCGGAGGCGAATACCAGCACTTCGTCCCGGACGGGGATGATAGCTGTTATCACGTCACCGAACTGTCCGGCGTCACCGACTTGGCCCGCGACAGCCTTGCCCTCGTCGCCCATGTCGGCGCCGAAACCCCAATCGGAGGGATCGCCCTGCCTCGAAGCGTACCATACATGATTCGCTCCGGCAAGTACGATCCTATCACGATAAACGCACACTAACGGCTGCGATGTTGGTATCGTGCCCTGGGTGGCCACCACGAGGTTAATAACACCCGTGACGGGATCATATACTCGCAGTTGCACCACACCGTCCACTGTGTCGGACAGGTAGAGCTTGCCACCGCGCTCAGCAGCGGAATAAGCGTTTGTATCTCCGATGGGGCTTGCGGCTGTGACATCGCTGTCGAAGACGATAATCTGACCGTCCTCGGCCAGAATGTCAACTCCGGTCTCGGCCAGCAGGTTCGCGTCCGTTGCGGTGGCTGTAGCTCCTTGGACATCGTAGAACGTGCCATCGCCGATGACGATGAGGCTGTGAATTCTGGCGCCGGTGTCGTCGATGTACGTCAAGGGCGTTATGAGCGAGATGGCGCCAAGGTCTGTCGTCGAAACCTTGGTCAGCCCCGGTCTGCATCCGCCTCGATCCCTGATCTCCAGCGGGCCGACACTGCGCACGTTGACAGACCACGGCGATGAGTAAGGCCGCGTCTGACGACGATATCCCGCCCGCCGGTCAATACCGGCGAGCGGGAATGTCAGTGTCTTCCGGGTTGTCTGGGGCATGGCGCTCCTTTACTCGGCGTCCGACTCAAAGAGCGGTTCCAGCATAGCGATGTCCTGCACCGAGAGCGTATTGCCATCGGACACATCGAGAGCGGCGATCAGTGCGTCCATCCGCATCGGGCATACGGCCAAGGCGCTGTCGACCGACAAGATATCGTTGAACTCCTTGACGAACCGATCGAACTCGGGAGTTCCCGGCTCAATGGCGACATTTGTCCCCACTTCGACACCGGATATGTCGTGGAGCAACTTAGTCCGCTGCCCCTCGGTGATCGCATACTCGGTGTCGAACTTGCCGGACCACCTGAGCACCTTGTAGGCCACCTTTGGGGCCATGTTCAACGTCACGAGGCGAGCTATTGCCGGCCGTGCTGCGAATACATTTGCTAACTTCATTTTTACGATCTCCTGCGTTGGCGGTTCGAGTCATTAAGGGCTGACTCGTTCGCCCTATAAGGGTATAATAGGCGTGTCCACAACCTGTGTCGACCCTAAAATCTTTTTTTTATCAATCACCTGGCGGCCCTCCGGGGCCGCCGGGTGATTGCGATTACGTGAATGTCGGATCAGTGCTGGCCAACAGGAAGTACTCGACCTCGTTGATCTCAATCCTGATCTTCAGCGTCGCCGTCCCGTGCGTGCCAACCGTTCCGCCAGATACGACCGGGTTCGTACCGGAAGCAGGAAGCTGGAACAACTGGGCAGCCAGGTCGCACTGAATACCCGTATCCCAAGCCCCGGCCAGGTTAATCCCCGTGGCCGTACCGGAGGTAATAGTTCCGCCAGTGATGAGGATACCATTTGAAATACAGTTCCCGGCCGTTTCGGTGATTGCCGGAGTGGCAATCTTTATACCGTTGAAGGTCGCCGTACCGCTGGTTGCTGTCGTCATGGCGCCCGATGCGGAAATATCCAGACCGTTGAGGGTTGGACTTGCAGCGTCATTCGTCGACTGCGGAAGAATAATCTGCACGCCGGTAGAACTCAATTCGGCAGTTGCCGAAATGCCCGTACCAAGGTCGATGTACGCACCGATAGGCCAGGTCGAAGACCCGCCGTTGTGGTTCACGATGATACCGGCCATCACACCGGTCTGGGTATAGACGCGGCTGGAATTCAATGTAACTTCGAGTCCAGCGTAGAACGAAGACCCGGCAATCGTGGTTGTGCCCGAAGCGCCTTCCTCGATCGCGGCGCGGAGAGCCGCGCAGTGGCCCCCAATTGACCTTGCACCGGTTCCGCTCATCTCGAAGTAGCCCCTTATCGGAGCAGTGACGCAACCGGCGGCTATATCAACGAGATCGAGCATCCTGATCTGACCGCGCAGGGCGTTCAGCGTCCCGGCCGTTCTGTCGATTGTAACCAAGACACGCGACAGCACCTGTCGAATGTCCCCGGTCAGTGCTACACCGCCGTCATCGCCGACAACCGCAAACGGTCGGGCGTTGGTGCTGGCGAGCAGGAGGCCACCGCCGGCGGTGGCCTGATACGTACCGGTCTCCAGGAGCCGAGTCGCGTAGCCGTCCGCTACGTCAACCAGATCCCCGAGGGTGATGGACTCTAACGGTTCGATAGCGTTGAACGCACAGGACGTCTCGCTGCCTTCATTGACGTAGAGGGACGTTCCGATACCGCCGTCCGTGTGCTGGAAGATACACCCGGTCTGATACCCGACTGTCGCATCGGTCGGCACGGTGTCATCCGATGCGAACAATAAGCCGTTACTCTCGTGTACCGGCGGTTTCATCCGTATTAATGAACAAACTCGTTCTTGCATGGTCCTACTCCTTGGCTGTGCCTGATCCCAGGCCGTTATTTCTTGATTGACTTTCGGATATCCCGAATAAGTGCGTACAACTCAGGTTTTTCGTTCTTGATGCGATGCAATATGTCAGTGCTGAAAGTTACGGCTCCCTCAAATTCAGGGCCGGATGTCTTCAATCTGGCCTCTTCAAAGTTTACTACCATATCGGTAAGCTGACTGGCTGGCTTACGCTTACCCCACCATGCGCCTATGAGGCCCACAGCAGGGAAGCCAGTAATAGCACCAGCAAGAGCAAGCAACTCGTTAATTCCCAAGTCGACATTTCCGGCTTTGGCATACTCGCCCCTTGTGCCCGGTACTTCAACAGGCTTTCCAGAGGAATCGACGTCGACTCGTAAATCTCCATCCGCGTCAACTCCGAGAAAGTCTATGGTGCCGTCACCATCCTCATCGACGCGAATGGTATTTGCAGTCGGGTTCTCTGCCATGAATGCAGCCCTCGCCTGATTGATTCGCTGGCCGAATTCGCAACCTGGTAAGGCGAACATCATAAGCAATACGATGGCCGCAATGGCTTGCATGATTATCGAGAATTTTACAATTTTCATCATTTTACTTGCTCCTGTTAGTTCGCGTGTGGGTTCTCGCCGAGGGCGACACGAATAGCCGTGGTGTCCTCGATGACCTGATCTAATTTAGTGTCCATTTTCTCTAAACACGTTTCTTGCGCATCCACCCGTTGCTTCAGCACTGCGGTCTTTCGTCCGTGGCTGATGACCTGTAGCGTCATCCAGCTTCCGAAGCCTGTCACCGTCGCTATTACAGGAATCCAAACCATTACCACGTAGTCCCTTTGTAGGTTATCGGATAATTTGTCACGCCGCGGAGATGCCGCGGGGCCGGTACGCCCGGTCGAGGCGACATCGAACCGTAGTACGTGGCACCTTGCTTTCGATCCGATTCGATACCAGACTTCAATAGACGGAAGAACGCCGCCGTATGCAGGCCCTGCTCGTCATCGGCCCGCTGCTCGGCGATCGCAAGGCACGACTCGGTAATTAGCTCGGCGTACTTCATGCCACCAAGCGGATACGGATTCGCAGTGGTAGTGATCTTGCCCGAATACGCTTCGTACACGTATGTAAGCGTGCGGATCGCGTCTGGGATCGGAAACCATACGACTTCGAGCCGCTGCCCCGCGCCCGCTACCTGGGCCTTGTGACGAACATGGCACACCGTCGGGGGCGCCACGTCCGATGTGCGGGCCAGAGACGCCAGGATATGAGGTTCGCTCACCTGCACGATCGACCGCTTGTTCTCGGTGTCCGCATAGTAGAAGTCGCCTATCACGCGCCCCAGGTCGTCCGGAAGATCCTGAACGCCGGAGTGACTGAGATGCCAACTGTCTTCAGCGGCCGTCGCGTCAACGCCAACTACTGTCAGTTCGGTATCACTGTCCCTTGTCGTGACAGTGTATGTCACGTCATCGATGACGAGCGTGCCGCGCGTTGCCGTCCAAGCTGGCCAGGTTCCGCCTGTGAGCGTGCATAACCCGGTCACTACGGCGAGGCTGCCCGTCGTGTACGTCTCCGCCGTGTCGATAGTCGTCGTGGGCTTTAGGAATGACCACTCGTGGCCCTCCGGTATGCCCTCCGCCGCGGGCGGATAGTAGAACTGCCTGATGCCTGCCTGTATGTAACGATCGATCTCGGCGGTCTCAGCGTCGGTCCAATCGGCTGGAGTCACACTGTAGCCGAGGAAGACAGCGACCTCGATCGCCAGAAGATCGTATGTGATTGACAGGGTGGACTCGGTCATTTACGCCTCGGGCAATACGAGTTTTTCGGTAAGGATATCCGACATGGTGACTACGAATGCGATACCCTCGGCAGATAGGCGCCCTGGCAGTATCTTGTCCTTCGTCATCTTGAAAGCCTTGTAAAGTGCTACCATGTTGTCGGGGAGCCGACCTTTGTAGCCCAACGCCTGAAACTGTGCGATACCGTGCTCGTCAATACGATCCTCGAACTCGGGGGCAAACGATTCGGCGGCTGTGTCCTGCTTGTCTTGTTCTGTCTGCTTCTCGACCGGCTTCTCATCCGGCTTCTCATCCTGTGCTTTAGCTTTGGCCATTGATTCGTCCTCGGTGGGGCTGGGGTAAAGGAGAAGGCTGGCGGGCCGAACACTCGACCCGCCGCCTTCGTTATTTACTACCTACTCCTCGGTGCAGCCGGAGAAGCCGATTGTTCTCCAACGCAGGCCGTTGTACTGGCCGTACCACTGCTCGGCCACAGCATTAAACCCGTCGACGCTCACCAGAGCGGACGATCCATCGAGTTGGACACCACTGGTCGCCAGAACGACCGTCATCTCGTTACTGGTTAGCGTGCCGAGGCAATAAAAGCCCTTCAGCATACCCTGGAACGTGCCCTGGGCAAGAGCCGCATCATTGTCGCCGGCCAGAGTGCCGCCGCCGCAAATGTAGGTGATGCCGCCAACCATGGGTGCGGGTGCTTCGGCCGCGTTGTGCGGGCTCAGGAACTCGATGCCGCCCGACTCTTCGCCGGTCAACAGGTCGGCCTGGCATTTCGGATTGCCCGTGTAAGCATATCCGGTGCAGTAGATAGCCGCCGCCGCCGTTCCAGTCATTGCCGATGCGGACAGAGTAATTTCCTCGGCAGTCGTCGACACCGCACTCACAATGTGCTTGCCGACCGTGGCGTTACCGCCGCCGTCCTCGACCTCACTACCAACGAAGACAACCGTATCACCGACAGTAAAATCACTGGCGTCATCTACGGTTAGGGTCACTCCGTCGGTCGCCAGCGACCACGTGGCTCCGGCCCAGTCGGCCTCGACCAAGGCCGTCACCGTCTGCCGCGGAACGATCGTGCCGCGGCCTTTGAACCCAGCCTTGACAAAGCGACCGCGATGGCTACCGGACGCCCCGGCCGTAAAGGTCAGGAATCCCGTTCCGATCACCGTGTCGATGCCGAGGGCGACATTGACGCCCTTGGAGCCGGGCGTAAAGATTCGGATCAACTGGCCGCCAGCCTTGGCCGAATGGTCGCTCTCCGCCACGCCTGCGAAGTCGTAGTTATTTGTGAGGCTCGGCCGCTCGACATGGTTGCCTCGCCTGCCGTCGATTGAGGCTGCCGTGCCGTAATCGGTGTTGTAGCAGAACCCCTCGCCTTCCTTGATGGCGTCGGTGCCTGCGTACCATACCGCTTCGATGATACCCTTAGGGGTTTTTTCATGTGCTGAAAAATCAGTCATAATTTTGTTCCTTCTTCAAAGTCTTTGTTACGCGCGCCGCGGGGCTCGCTTATTTTGAGATAACAGCCTGTCGCCGCAAGTCGGTGCAGACCGTGTTTAGAGTTACGTCCAGATCGACCCGACGAACCTTACTCTTACCGGCCACTATCTGCGGGGCCGATACGTTGTACTCCCAACCGGACATGATGCCGATGCCCATCGACTTCCAATCCAGCATGTAGATCGGATCGGTCGAGTCATCGTTCAGGTACGGCGCGTACTGGACCGGCGTGCTTTTGAACAGCGCCTTGCCGTCCTTGCTGGCCAGGTCGTTGCCGAGGTTCATGTTCTGGTCTTCCAGACGCTCTTCCATAATCCCGATCACGGTATCATTGGTGTAGATGCCGTTACCCATCTGGATATCGGGGGTCGCATGGCTGACCGGAGAGCGGAACTTGGTTCTACGGCTCGCCCGGCGCATCTTGCGGATCAGGTCGGTCTTGGTGATTTGAGCATACGTCGAAGCCCAGTTTGCCCATCGCGTATAGACAGTGGAGTCGATACCGGCCCTACCGTCCGAAAAGCCGACCGGGTTGGCGGCGTTGAAACCCTCGGTGGCATTTTTGAGAACCCAGAACGCGACACCGTAAGCCGTCTTGTTGTCGCTGGAGTCCGTAGGCTTGCCCCACAGAACCTCTTCCAAGTAATCGAAGAATGACCCGATCATCCCGATGTAACGAGACTTGACGAGGTCCACGACGGCAACGCCGCCCCTCTGGAAGTCGGGCTCGTGCTGGTCGTAGATGTAGCTGGCGTTGATGTGGCGAGGCGAAACCTTACCCTGCTGCATCGTGTCGGTAAGCTGCGTCCCGTCCGTCTCGAACAGGCCAACGGGTCGTGCCGAGTGGTTATGGTCCATCTGGGCCTGGAAGGTCCATTCGTAACCGCCCTCGAATTTTTTCTTCTTCTTCCCCCACAGTTCGCGAACGGCGACGTGGTCGGTAAGATCGTGCTGCAAGTCTGTGAACGAACCGCGCTTAATCAGCTTGTCCTGCGTCAACAGAACAGCATCGTCAATATCGGCATACTGAATAGTCATTGTTCTTCTACCTCTGGCCCCCGCACGACGCGGTAGACCTTGTTAATTTTTAATTCCAAACTCGCGATCGATCTCAGAGGCTATGTCGGCTTCGTCGTCCACTTCACTTCCACCGCCGCCGTTACCGGCCGGGCGTTGAATGTGCTGCTTTCCGCGCTTGTCCAACTTTTTCACCTTCTCGTCGTTCGCTGCCTTGGCGATGACATCACTCATCGTAATGCCGACCGCTTCCTTGAGAACGTCCGCGCGGCTCACGTCTTGGCCGGCGGCCTTATAGCCTGCCACCAGTACGTCGAACTTGCCACGAATCTCGTCCCACTTCTCAGGGTTGGCCAGGACAGCCTTTGCAACCGGCTTATCCAAGCTCCCTCGCTGACCATCGAACCAATCGGCGGTCGACGGTTCGGCCTTTTGCAGCCCTTCGATTGTCTCGTGCTGCGCCCGGATGATGTCCTTCATGGCCTTGAAGCTCTCGACGATTTTCTCGTCGAATTCTTCCGGGTCAAGATCGGGGATTGCCGCCAGCGGGTCTTCGCCTTCGCCGTCGCCATCATCCTCGCCATCGTCCGCTTTATCTTTCTGTGCCGTTTCGAGCCGGGAAACCATGCTCTCCAGCAATTCAGCACTTCCAAACTTTCTCGCCTCCGCCATCGTGAGCCCGGCCTTGACAGCCCGCCCCAGATGATCGTCGGTTATCGCGTCGGTCTCATCGACCGTTTCCTCGGTTGTTTCCTCAGTCTTCCCAGTAGCCTCAGTGGCCTCGGCCTCGGTTGTTTCCTCGGCCGCCTCTTCGGTGGTCTCAGAAGTCTCTTCCTGCCGCTCCAAGTCAGCCCTTTTGGCGTCGGCCTCTACGGCCTCTTCAATTTCTTCGCTAAGTTTCTTCACGTCTTCCTTCTTATCGTCATTTTTCACGTCTACCATTAGTCATTTCTCCTGGGTTGGTGATTAACAAAAGCTGTTATTGTCGTAGATGCCTCTTGCCGCCAAGGCTCTACGCCGATGTGCGGCATTACGATATACCGGATCTCCGTCCGAAGTTACTTCAGTCGGCACGCCGCGGTCGGCCAGATGGTCTCTGAGTTCACCGGCCTGGTCGGGGTGGACGCCGGATGCCACGCATGTCAGCGGCCAGCCCTTCCCCGATGGATGAGCCTGGTGCGTCAACTCAGCGGCCAAGAACCGCCTGGCAATCCGGCCAGTCGATAACCGAACCGTCCGCGGAGCCTTGCCTACCGGGAAGTCCCGCTCAAAAATCTTACCGTCGCTCGTTTTGTAGCAAAAGATGGCCATGTTATGCTCCGAGGCTTGCCGCCTCACTGCCCTGGACCTTGGAGCCCATGAGTATCCTACCCATGACGTCATCCCTACCGTGGCGTGTAGCCCCGGATCGGTTCAGCCGCACGTTGGTCCTGGTGGTGTTAGGTGATTGGAGGGCGGGTTGCGAATTGCCCTGTGGCTGCTGCTGGTCTTCCGGCGGCCCCTGGAACTGGACAAAGGTTTTGAGTTCCGGGATGTTGGCCAGTTGGCCGATCAGTTCGAGCATCTTCTCAATATCGATCGTTCCGCCCTGGGCCTGAATTTGAGGCAGGAGCGGAATGAGATAATTCTGGAACACCTGCCCGATCTTCTGGAGCCGGATCGCGGGCGTATCGTTCTGCATCGAATAGGCGTCGATGTTTAAATTGAAGTCGAGGAAGTCGCCCTCGCGAGTCTCTTGCGACCATATACTTCGCAGAACGATATCGGTCCCGTCGACCTGCTTCTCGATCGCCCGCTCGCGAACCGGATCGGTCCATTCGTACCACGCCAAATCGCCGAAAATACCTTTGGCGAAATCGATGGTCTGGTCCTTCATGTAGTCCATCCGACCGTTTGCGGCCGCGGATAACATCTGGTCCTGCCCCACTGTCTCGGTCATCGGCGCCAGACCGCCCAGCGAGTCGAGGTTGCCTGCGTGGTAGCTGAACAGGTCTTTGCACTGGAGGAACATCATAAGGGTCGTAGGATCTATCCCACCGACAGTAATCGGTTCCGGCTTTCCACCATAATATTTAAGGCCCTCGCCATCCTGTGCAGCTTTAAGCGCCGCAACACTCTCGTCATTGCCGCCTGGGAATGCCGCGACGGTCTTCTTGTCCATCGCCTGATTGCCGAGTTTGCGGAACAGGTTATTGGCCAGTTCGTGCAGGTCCAGCATCAGAGCGACCGGGGCAAGTGGCATGAGGTTGCCCGGCACGTCTGAAAACGACAGCTTACGGTACGGGCCGTTCTCGGGTCCATCCCAGTCTATTGGGTCGGTCATCTGCTTCTTCGTCTTGACGCCATACGTTACAAGCTGGCCAGTATCGGGAATCCAAACGTCCCTCGCCCATACCCGCTTGCCGTATTCTTGCACGTTCTCGTCCGTACTTATGCCTTCCGCCCGTTCACCGCCGTCGTCGCCCGTAACGGTATGGTCATCCGGTTCTAGCTTTGCGTTACCGGTCATATCGCGGGCGACCTGGAGGGGGAGCCAATAGTCATTGCCTTCGTACTGGATCGACTCCATCGACTTGGCTGCCATGTCGCAGAAATAATTGTCGAGTGTTACGATATCGACGAACGACTCGCCGTAGTCATGTCCGAGCACGGTATGGCCCTTGGCACAGATTCCAACCTTCACGACGCCGAGGTTGAAGATCGCCTCGACGACCGCACGCCGGAGCGTTCGGCCAAGGAATATCTCGTCCGGGACCTGGTTCAACGCCAGTTCCATGTTCTTCGCGTAAGGCAGGAGTGACGGGATGCCCGTGCTTATCATCGCCCGCGGGGCGCGAGCGGCGAGTTGGCGAGTGTAGATCGTCACCGCCAGTTCGAGCATGTTGGTCGGGACCACATTATCGGCCCCTCCGTCCGCGTAGTGCTTCCCGACGTACTGGCGAATTGCCTTGATGCGAATCTCGCGAGGCTTCTGCATCTGAAGTATGGACGAATCAACGGATTCGACAAGTTGCCTAAAATTGAATTTCATTATCTCCAGCCCTCTCCGAGCCCACCAATATTCTTCGCGGCTATTGCCAATGCCTTTTGCTGCTGCCTATACGCCAGCGACCCGTATGGGACCGTAGGCTCCTCCGCCTTTTCCTGCTTGCGAGAGTCCCTACAGGCCAATGCGGCGAGAGCGTCGGCGATAACCTCATCGCCATGAGCGGTCCTGGCGCCTGACGGGTCCTGTGCGTTGGCCGACGCGCTGTGTTCGATAGACCCGCCGGCTGTACGGATGAATTGGAGACATTCCGCCATACCCTGATCGGATCTGTTGACGAACATATGAGTGGCCAGGTCGTCTCGGTAATCTTCAAGCAATGACTCGCGTGCGTTCGGATTCAGATAGTAGCCGGGCTCGTCGCTGATCTTTTGCGTGACCTTCTTTTCGTTGCGGCGGTAATAGATGTTTCCGTAGTGCGAACCGATGACCTGTTGGGTGAAGACCTTTCCGGTCGGGCCGGAGGCGTCCCAGATCATCAGCGCACCGTTGAAGAACTCGGCCAGGGCAAGGGTGAGTTTGGCGAACGGATTCGGACGCAGGAACGGAGTGCGAAGCACGCCGATCTTCTCTCGCGTCTTGCGATCAACGATCGAAGTGACCGAATTACTGGCGCCGGTCCCGGCCGAGATATCCGACCCGACCACGAACTTTCGATCCCTGGCCGGTCTGCCATCGGCATTCAGCGTGATCCACAGTTCGATAATGCCCTGGTCGCCTATCACGAACCGCTTAGGCTTGAGTGATTCCGCGTCGAATTCCAAGTTGCCCTTCAGGATAGACGGTCGGCAATACTTCTTTCGCAGAATTTGAATGAACTCCGCATCGAAGTATTGGTAATCCGAACCGAGGAAGTCGATGTCGAGTTCTTGCGAAACTTCCATCTGGTTGGCGCATCGAGCGCACTGGATGTCGTACCACGGTGATCGCAACTTGCCGTCAAGGATGAACGGATAATCGTCCGGGAACATGACTTCCCGGGATTCGCGATCGCCCTTCTTCCGGACCCGCACCATGCCCCGGAAGTCGTCCATGAGTTCTGGCTTTTTCACCCGACTGGTATTGTAGAGCCCTCGCTTCTTCTCCGGATGGCTCGACCAGTGCAATCGGATGATGCGTGCGGACGTATTATGCACGACTTCGTAGAAGCCGTTGTTACTGCCCTGGGGGGTCGAATTGAAGCCGCGGCAACTCGTGGTGTCGCGGGTCGCCTTCAGCACCCTGAATCCATCATTGAGATCGAACGCGGCGTGCTCATCGATGAACATCGCGGTGCGCCGGTCCCCCCTGCCGGCGTCACCGGTGGTACTCTCGCCGTCAATCACGCTGTCATTATCGGCATTGCCCATATGAAGCTTTTGGCGATTAGGATCTTTCTGGCCCAACCATCGGCCAGTAGGCAGCAGCCATCTGGGCTGATACTTGTGCATGAAATCAATCTTCTGGAACAGGGCCTTGGGGTTGCCGTTCTTGTCGACGTAATCTTCGTTTCGGCTCACGAGCAGGAAACTCAGATTGTCCCGAAAATGCCAGAACCACTCGAAGACCATCAGGCCCATCCACGACGCGCCCATGTCCCTCGACTTGGGCATCGCGAAGTCTTCTCCAACCTGAATGCAATCGGCGATATTGAGCATCGCTTCGTCTTGGAACTCCGGGTATGTGATGAACGGCATGACAGGCGTTATGGCCTCGGGCCGCGGGTCGTAGGTCCAGCCGAACGTATTGATATAGAACAGTAGGTCCTCGGCGCACATTGTTTTAAATTGTGCCGCGGCCGCCGGGTCCGTACCAGCCATCTGGACAAGCTCGGTACGGAACGCGAGATTCGCGTCCATGCCCTTGGGGACCAGACCGTAGTGCGGACACGTCATTGACCCGAATTTTATCATGCGGCCATTCCTATCCCGGTCCCGACGTTCGCTCCCGGCCCGATAGATGATTCGTGAGCGACGTTGGTGTTGCCTGCGCCATCGGTCACGCCCCATGCGTGGATCAGGCCGGTTACGGTCGTGTCCTGGATCGTCCCGCCGTGAAGGTTCGCGCCGCTGGCTGTCACAACCATAGGGTCAGCTTCGTCATTATTCCCGTCGACTGTCCCTGTGGACAAGAGAGTACACGCCCCGAGATTCAACTCGTTATTCTCATTGGCGGCATTCCCATGAACCAAACCGCCGATGCTATGCACCTTGTCGCTCAGGTTCAGGATGCACGAGCGATTAGCTGCCGCTCCAAGAGTCACAATCCCTGTAGCAATGAGGCGTCCGTCCATGTTGAATGTTTCGGTCGTGCCATCGGCGTGCGGTCGGAGTGTGCAGGTCGAGCAGTAGAGATCGCCGGATTGCGTAACTGTCCCGAAGGCCGACGCGGGGAATAAGAAGTACGTCCCGCCGCCAGTATCGACATCGTAACTGTTCGTGCGTCCGTCAGGGGATCTTGCCTGCACGTTGAGATTATCCGCAACGCCGACAGGCAGAGAGAGGTAATTGTTCGCATTGGGATTCCATATCGTCAGAGTATTTCCACCCCCTACGATTGATGAGGTCGCATCTGCAATAAACTTGCGACCACCGACACCACCCGTAACGGTCGCGGTCACGCCA